TAGATCCGGGCCCGAAGGACAGCCTCGGCGCCCATCCCTCGCGCCCGAGCACGGAGGCGCTCCTCGTAGGTGGCCTCCCGCTCGGCGACAGCCCGGTAGACCTCGTGCATCCTCTCCTGGGTCAGCGGTGGCGCGGACTCGGCCGTGTTGCGCCACAGGTAGCCGCTGAGCTCTCGGATAAGTTCCCCTTCGAGGGCCTCGACCGCGTCGCCGAACTGCTCGGCGATCGACGGGCCGCTCAGGTCGTAGACGGCGACGACACGCCCGGTCTGTCCGGGTTGGAGGTCGCTCACTTCCATCACGGTTCCCTCGGGGTCGTAGGTCCCGGTCGGCGGCGGGTTGATCCTCACCTCGGGGTTGCGGGGGTCTTCGTCGCTGTCCTCGAGCAGGTAGGCCCGGCAGCCGGCGCACAGGTCCAGGTCGAGGATGCGGTCGACCTGGCTCACGCGTTGAACATCCGGTCGATGTCGTTGAGGACTTCCTCGGGCCGGGCGGCGCCGCACGCCCAGGCGTGGACGCTGGTGCGGATCTGCTCGAGGAGCGCGTCGGTGCTGTCCTCGGTGACGTCTGCTGGCTGGGCCGTCACGACGTACTTCGGCCACAGGACGTCCGGGTTGACGGTCGCCAACGTGGCGTGAACCTGGGCCTCACGGACGCAACGGTCGCGGGCCTCCATGCGCTGGAAGGTGGGGGTCGTCTCCACTGCATGGTCATCGAGCAGGCGCTGGTTCGGCGTGCTCATCACCAAGACCGCGACAGCCAGTAGCCGTTCGGCTTCGGCGTAGTGCTCGGCCGGGGTCAGTTGCCGTGCGGCGTCGGTGACGTCACGCATCGGGTTGCATCTCCCGGTCCGCCGGCTCGTCGCGCTTCGTGTAGACCGGCTCGCACAGCCGGTGGGATGCCGCCGACCAGCTGCGGCCGGGGTTGTCCGGGTGGTCGTGCACCCGGCCGCTGACGACGTTCGGGTGCCACCAGCCTTCGCAGACCAGGACCCCGGCCGTCTCGTAGCGGGTCAGGATCTCGGCGAGGGTCGTGAGCACGGCGCCGTCGCGGGAGTGCTTCTTGCCGGCACGTTCGTCGAGGAGGTCGACGAGTTCCTGGGGGATCTGCTCGGGGGTCACGATGTCTTGGCCTCCACGTACTCGTCGTCTTCCACCAGCCACCCGCCGGCTTCGCAGTACCGCTGCCGGCGCTCCCCCTTGGCGAGGTGCATCGGGTAGGTGTCGCCCCGGTCGGCGCGCACGGGCTCCATGACGATGCAGCGCCGGCCGCAGAGGGGGCAGATGGCCCGGCGTTCCTCGGCGACTGACTCGTCGATCCAGCGGTGCACGGTCTGGGCGCTGACGCTGAGCATCTTGGCGATCTCGGTGTGGCTGTACTGCCGGCCGTTGACATCGCCGAGGTGGAGCGCTCGGGCGTAGCGGACTCGGGGCTTCAGGTCCATGCCGCCAGGACCTCGGCGGCGGCCGGGACTTCGCAGACGCCGAGCCACCGTGCTCCGAGGTGGTTCATGGTGCGGATCATGCAGCGGGCCTGGGTGGTGGGCCAGGCGACGGGCACCTCGTCGTCTCCGCAGAAGATCAAGGCAACCTCCTTGCTCGGCTTGCACCTGTGCAGCTCGACGATCGCCTCAGCGGCCAACGCGAGGTAGTACGCGTCGGCCGGCGGCCGAGCTTCGATCTCACCGCCCATGGCTGAGACCTTTCTTAGGGAAAGTTGACGCGAGCGAACTCGCCGAATGCTTCAAGGGCTGCCGCGTCGTAGGCACGGGCGGCTTCTTCCTCGGTCGGAAAGCTGCCGAGGTAGACCTGCTGATGGTTGATGTAGATGTGGGCGCGAGGTCGCCGTCCGAGGCGGACGTTGACACCGCGGTAGCGACTTGTAGTAGCGCACCTCGAAGGACGTCGATTCGCTCCGTTGAGGCTTCGCGTAGCAGCACGCAGATTGGCCTTGCGGTTGTCGAGGCCGTAGTTGTTGCGATGGTCGACCTGGAGTCCGACTAGATCCTTGTGACGCCCGAGAATTACGCGGTGCATGAGGATCGTGGACGGTCCTGGTCCGTCAGCCTTGTGGCGGTGTCGTCCCGCGTAGGGCCCCGTCTGACGGTGCCATGCCCATCGGCTAAGCCAGTCGTAGTCCTCGGCGTCAACGATGGCGACGTTGCCGGAGGTCAGACGGATCAGCTTTGCCACAGGGGAAGTCCTTTGAGGGAAGTAGGCCGGGGGTTGCGGGGGGCGCAGCTCCCCGCTGTGGACTTCCAGCATGGCCCCACGGCAGGTTTCCTGTCAAGACTTCTGGCAAGAGGTCTTTGGGGGTGGTCCGTCAGGAGTGACTAGACATACCCCTAGGGTTACTGCCAGACTTCTTGCCAGGACAGTGGGCGGCTGACGTGATGGGAGCACGGAGGATGCCTCGAGGCGTGTACGCGAGGTCGCAGTCGCAACCTTCGACGGAGTTCGGTCGGCGGTTGCGCAGGGCCCGCGAGGAGGCTGGCTTCAGTCTGGCGCGTGTCGCCGGGCTGATACAGGAGAAGTTGGGCAACACGGAGCGGGGGCGGGGGAACCCGTCGCACGAGCAGATCCGCCAGTACGAGATGGGTGTGGTGGCCGAGGAGCGGGCGGATCTGGTGGTGGTTCTGGCTCTGGCGGAGCTGTACGGGGTGCCGTTGCGGTGGTTGTCGCCGTCGCTGGCGCGCCAGGCCCGGGTGGCGTTGGACATGCTGGACCGTGAGGACCTGAACGACCTGCTGGAGGAATGCAAGGAGCCCTAAACGGCTCTATCACCACAGTCGACTTGGCAAGATCCCTGTCGTATTCCTACTGGGAATACGGACGGCGCTCGTCGAGCGTCATCGCAGGTCAGCGCACGTGAAGCGGCGGAAACGTCCTTCTCCGGGCGACAGGGATTCAGGCAAGTCTCTTGACAAGATTCCTGTTACCCGAGGAGGATGTTTCCCGATGAGCGGCTATCCCCCACTCGAGGAGCTGATCCGGGCGTTCCGTGCCCACGAGCGACGCTGCGGCGACGGCGACTGGACGATCGGCCAACGGATCGCCCAGGTCCGCGCCCTGGCCCGCGACGCCGAGCCCCGCCACGTCCTCGAGCTCGACACGTTGGACCTGGAGGAGTGGCTGGACGGACGGCGAGGCCGCCGAGGCCGGCTCGCCCCCGGCTCCCGGCACACGTACCGCAGCCACCTCCGGGCGTTCTATGGGTGGGCCCAGGGCGCCGGCCAGGCCAAGTCGAACCCGGCGGCCGACCTCGTCGACCCGAAGGTGCCCCGGCGCCTCCCCCGCCCCGCCGACGACGCGGTGGTGGCCGAGGCCATGGACCGGGCCGACGACCGGATGCGGGCATGGCTGGCACTCGGTGCCTACGAGGGCCTGCGCTGCGTCGAGATGTCCCGGCTGACCCGCGAGGACATCTCGATCCCGGACATGACGCTCCGCGTGGAGGGCAAGGGCGACAAGGTCCGCTACGTGCCGCTGCACCCCGAGACACTCGAGGCCCTGCGACGCCATGGCCTGCCGCGCTCGGGCCCGGTGTTCACTCGGCAGTGGCTCCTGGACGGCCGGGGGGCGGCACCGCTGCACCCCCAGACGATCAGCCGCTACATCAACCTGCACCTGCCGCCGGGCACGACGGCGCACCAGCTGCGCCACTGGTTCGGGACGCACTTCTACCGCGAGGAGCGGGACATCCTGCTGACCGCCGAGGTGATGGGCCACGCCAACATCAAGACGACCGAGGGCTACGCGGCGGCGGACACGACCCGGGCGGCGGCGGTGGTCGCCAGGTTGAGCGTGCGGCGGCCACCGGCAGCGTGGGATCTGTCAGCGCTGGACGAATCCGACCAGCAACTTGCGCACTGACAGTCGTGATCGTAACGCGATCGCAATTGCAGGCAACGTGCACGTCTGTAAGCGTGATACGACGTCAAGGGCATCTGGTGGTGGGCTGGATCAGACCAGAAAGGCGGACCGAATGGGACGGCGGAGCATTGTCGTCATCATCGTGGCCGGCGTCACAGCTGGGGGAGTCCTAGCCCGAGGAGGTAAACGTCCCACTGGGGAGCGTTCCCTGCCGAGGCGATTTGCCGGGCTGATCTCCTGGCGCCTCGACCGCCACGGCCGCTACCTGCGGATACGCCAGCTCGGCATCATCGCCTGGGTGAACGATTTGCAGAAATCGATCTTCCGGATGCTCGACCGCATGGAGGCGATGCGGGACTACGAGAAGATGCTCTACGAGAAGTGCGAGATCCTGGAGGAGCGGGTCGACGAACTCGCCAGGTAACAAGGTCATTCGAGGCCCGGGGCCGGTCGCCAGAGTTAATGACGATCGGCCCCGGGCCTCCTTTCACAGCGGAGCCGACGGCGGAGAGCCGGCTGCGCCGCGGTCATATGGCTCTAGTTCTCCCGCCGGTCCATGCCTTGTAGGTCAGCAAGATGGACACGACCACCGCGGGCACGAGCCCCCACTGCCGCGTGGCGCTCAGCATGACGAGCGACGCGACAGCACCACCGGCGAAGACGACGGTGAAGAACGAGTCGCAGGCCCGCCCTATGCGGTGACGCTTCCGGGCCTCGGCCTTGCGCTGCTCGAACGCCTTGCGCATCCCCGGCGTGATCGTCAACGGCGACCGCGAGTTCCGGATCTCGTGCAGCAGCGCCCGTCTCCGGTCCTCGTTGGTGATGCGACGGGTCCCCGACATCAAGTGCCTGGGTGTGTCACTCATTCCGCCAGCCTCCTTGCCGGTGGATGAGCGGGACGAGGTAGGCGGGGGTTCCCCGTCCCGCTCCCGGTGGCAGGCCGGTGTCCCCACCATGGGCTGCCATGGTGCCGGTCTGCTCACGGCTCATTCGCAATCACTCCCCCCTGAGGGAATGCGGTTTGCGACCGGGTCGGACCCCACGGCGGTATGCGGCCCCCAGCGACCTTGCCCGGATCGGGGATGTCGAGCCGGAGCTTCACCAGAGCGCCCTCGAGCCGTCGGGACTCCTCGCGCAGCTCCGGGCAGGTGTCCCACAACTCGGCGGGAACGTCCTTGAGCTCGTCGGCCAAGGCGCCCATCCGGCGGGCGAGCTCGGGGCCCGAGGTCTTGCGTGCTTCGGTCATGGCATCCCCTCGCAGATAACGACGCCCGCCTGGACGCACTCGATCGGTAGCTCGTCAACCTTGTCGCCGGTGGGGCCGTGGGTGACCACGTGCACTCCTCCGAGGAAGGCCAGGGCCGCTAGGACGACCCACGCCATGCCGACGACTAACCTCATGCTCTCCTCCTGCGGGGCTGGTCCGGGGGCACGGAGACTGGCAGGCCAACGGCCCCCGGACAGCAGCGCCCAGCTATCCGGGCGGGCCCTACCTTGCCCCCGATTGCGTACGCAATCAAGGGCCTCGCCGTAGTTTCTGGGTCGTGGCAGGCCAAATCGATCCGCGCGACCTCGTATCGGCGGCGGACATCGCCGACCGGCTCGAGCTGTCGCACGCGAACGTCGTGCACTCCTGGAGGCGCCGACACCCCGAGTTCCCCGAGCCGATCGTCGTCCGCGAAGGGATGCTGCTGTGGCTGTGGCCGCAGGTGGAGGCATGGCTGAGAGAGACCGGCCGACTGGAGTAACGCTTCACCGAGTGACCCGCTCCGCACGTCGCTTGCGCCGGTTCTCCGCCGCGGTTACCGCCTCACCCCGGAACCGGGCGATCATGCGCGACACGGCGCTGTGGTCGCGCAGCCCGAACACGCGGGCGATCTCGGTCTGCTCGACGCCGACGTCGTTGGCGTGGGCGGCGGCGGCCTGGCGCTCCCGGATGGCCTGCCAGTAGGGGTCTGACGCCGCTGTGAACGCCGCCTGGGCGACCCTGAGCCGGCGCCGGGCCATGTCGCGTTCGGCGTCGGTGTGGGCGACGAGACGCTCTCGGAGCGGGCCGAAGGTTGATTGCCTGTCGCTACGGGCCATGACGCTCTCCGGGGTCGATCGGGGCCAGGGCCGCGATCATGCGGTCGATGGCGTGGATGTGGGCGTGGATGCGCTCCTCGGGGTTCGTGACGAACACGCCGGCCAGCACGTCGAGGAGCTGGGACACCTCGACGGCCAGCTCGGCAAGGTCACGCTCCTGGGCGATGAGCTCCCGGCTGAGGTAGGCGACATGAGCCGCGCCGCCCAGTGATCGGGCGACGCGGTTCATGGTTTCGACGGCGTTGGGGTGCGTGCTCACGGCTGATCGCCCAACGTGTATCCGAGACGACTCGCGGCCTGCCTCAGCCTCCATTCCAGAAGCGCCATCGCCGCGATCGTCTCGGATTCGGCGTCCTCGTAGTTCTCTGGCTGGTCGGCCCAGTAAGTGACAGCCGCGTGCAGCAACGTAACGTCGCGGATGGTGAAGCCGAGCGTCGTGCGCTTCGTCTTCGAGGGCACGCGGGCGATAGCGGTCCCACGTAGGGGGCACGGGCCGGGCCCGTGGCTGCCGCGGCACCGGGGGCAGCTCATGGTGCTGCCCCCGCCCATGGGACGTACAGCCAAGCGGTAAACGTCTGGTTCTCTCCGTCGGCTCGGAGTCGTGCCGTCCATCGGCCGGGCCGCCCGGGCTGCACCTCGACAACCACCAGCCAGCGGCCACCGATGAGCTTCACCCGGTCGCCGGCCGTGGGTGGGTCAGCGATCCAGAGCGCGGGTGTGGCGCTCAGCCAATCCTCGCGGGTGACCCGGTGCTCAGCCATCGGTGCCACCCACGCGGGCGATAGCGGTCGTGGCCGGCTCGGACGGGGCCAGGCCGCCCACCAGCGCGACCGGCCGCACGATGCGATGCCGGCCCATACAGCACGCTTCCGCGTGGTCGTGGGCCGCAGTCAGGCTCGGGAACGTGCCGCGATGGCGGACGACTCCATCGGGGCAGAGAGCGACGTATGGGCCGCCGAAGTGGGCGGCCCGGTACGTCTGTGCATCGTTCACTGTCCGCTCTCCGCTGGCGCGACGTACTCCGGCACTCCGGCGGTTGTCGTGATCGACACCTGTCCGTAGAACTTGACGTCGAAGTAGTCGACCTGGATTTCCGACCCGTCGTGGTTGTGACCGTTGTGCAGGTCGGTCAGCGCGTCGCGGACGGCGCGAGCCTGACGCGTGTACTTGTCAATCCACGCGTGGACATGCTCTCCGGTCTCAGCATGTAGCTCCCACTCCTGGCTTCGCGGATCCGCGGCGTAGATGGGCCGCGGTGACGTTGCCTGCACGTCAATCGAGCATCCACCGGAGAAGGTGCGGTAGCGGACGGAGTAGGTCCAATCCGCGGGCAACATCCCACCCTTGACCAGGCTTCGGATGTGTCGACGGATGTTGGCGGCATCGTCCTTGACCGTGCGATCACGGTCGTAGAGATAGCCGTAGTGTCGCTCATACATGGTTGCTCTCCTTTCTGGCGACAGAGCCGCGGTCCGAACCAGCCGGGCCGCGGGCGACCGTCAGAACGTCAAGCGACTTGGCAAGTCAGCCGAGCGTCGCTGACCAGGGTTCACCGGGCGATACCCACAGATCGCCGCCTCCGAAGGTCGTCGCGGCATCGCTGAGCCGATCTCCTGCGATGCCTAGGCCGCGATCCCAGAAACCCGCGCCGTGACCTTCGCGGGTCAGCCAGAAATCGTGACCGGCCCGCTCAGGGGCCATGTCGCGGAGCGCGTCGCGTGCCTGCCACCACTGACGGCCGGTGTCGTCTTCGTTCTCATCGGCTTGGTCTTGCACGTAGTCGCAGAACGCCATGCAGTCCTGAATGGCGCTCACGATGGATCGAAGGTCGAACACTTCGGTCACGTCCACGTATCCCTCGTCACCAGGGAAAGGTGCTCCGCCGTCCTCGTCAAGCCAGGTCCAGAGCGCAGCCCGTAAGTAGCTCTCGACCATGGCAGTCATGTCGTCGGTATCGGTAGGGTTCATCGGTACTGCCTCCGCCCGTAGTTGCGGATGATGTGGGCCACGTCGTCGTGGTTGTTGACGACTAGTTCCATGGCGTGGTCGAGATGGTCAGTGGTTACCTGGTCGCCGATCTCGCGGGCGACCAGATAGGCGTAGCGCCACGCCACGGGAGCGCAGTCCGCGCCGTTCCATCCGTAGCGGGAGCACGGCGTGCGCAGGTGGCCAGTGTCTTCGCCGGTCTCAGGGTCGGTCGTCAGGTAGGCGATGCCTTCTGAGCGCTTCATGTCTCCCTCCATTCGGTCGGCAGGTTGTCGATCGCGGACGTGGGCAGGCCCAACGTCGTGACGAGGTAGGCGAGCTCCTGCTCCGCGATGTCATCGAAGTAGGCGTCGTCAGAGTCCGATTCGATCCCCCACAGACCGGGGGACTCAGCGACCGTGCAGCCGTCGTCAGCGACTAGCGCGGCGCGGATGCCGACCATCCACCACCCATCGCCGTAGGTGGCGAGCCGATGCTTCGCGCTGTTCGCGAACCCTTCGCCCATCTGCTCGTCGGTCTGCTCCAGCCATGAGAGGTCGGGGTCAGTGTCAGTGATGCGCCAGAATTCGACGCGTGCGAGGCTCACGACGCACCCACTCGGTAGGTGCGGACTCCATCGCCCCACTCAGTGACGAAACCGAGGTCGACCAGCACGCTTTCGACGTCGTCGGCAAGCTCGGAGATGAACTCACAGGGGCAGGCAAGGGAGCCGTCGTCATTTCTGGAGCAATCGCTTCCGTACTCGCCCTGCTGGTCAGGGTCCGCCCCAACGAGGTCGTTGTGCGCGTGGTACCGGGCCCACGCTTCGTTCGCTTCGCTCTTGAGCCGCTCGACGCGGTCGCGCAGGGCAAAGCGCTCAGGGTCGTCCAAGTGGTAGGTCGCACAGTCGAGCTGGCACGTCTCGAGCAGGTCGGCCGCTGCGCTCAGCCAGTCGGCCGTGATGTAGTGGCCGCGGTGGCCCCCGAGGTCGATGATGAGCTCGGCGGGCACAACGCCACGGTCAGCCAGCTCGTCGGCGGTGAACATCTCGCGCGCCTCGGACTCCTCCCAAATCGGTCCGTACTCGGAGTCGTCGTCGGGGACGTAGAGGTAGGTCACGACGTCACTCCCTGGTGGCCCCAGTCGTTGCGAGGGCCGATCATGTTGTCGGTCTGGGCGGGGAAGTAGCGGATCCCGGCGCGGACCACGCGGCTCCAGCGTCGGAAGTCGGGTAGCGCCACGGCGCGGGGCAGAACGTCCACCGCGTAGGCGGAAGCTTCCTCGCGCAGCGCTTGCGCCTCGCGCTCGCAGTGGGGGCGGGTCCACGCTCCCTTGTACGTGCGGGAACCGTCGGAGCGGTCCACACGCACGTAGAACCTCGCTCTGGTCATGTTGCTCTCCTTCTTCGTAACTCCAGTCGCGCGGCCCGCGGTCGCATCGCGGGAGCGCTCAGGGGTCACGCGCGGAGATCGATCCGACCGTGAGCGACCTGGTCGAGGCAGCGGAACGTCAGACGGCGGTAGCCGTCGCTCTCGCTCTCGCTCGCGTCGATCTCGACGTCGTGGCACTCCAGCGCGGGGAACGGCACACCGGTTAGCCCGTCGCTCTTGACGACCAGCCCCCACAGCCGAGTGGAGATCGACATGCCGGAGTGCCGCGCCACTTCGTAGGCCCGGCGGTAGTCGTCCAGCGTGCCCGTGTGAGGCTCTCCCTCGACCAGGTAGACGAACGTCCGCGGTTCGGCCCACGAATCGACTTCCGCGGCGTACTCATCCCAGTAGGTCGCGTCATCGGGCCGGCCTGCCTCGCGGCGGACCTGGGCGCGCCGGCGAGCCTCGTCGGCCGTGACGTGGCAGCCGTGGTCGCGTTCGTGGCGGGCGTCGCGCTGTGCCCCCTCGGCGCGGTGGTGCTCGCGGTTGTGGGTGACGGGCTGGTCGAAGACAGGATCGTGCAGCGTGTCGAGATGCTCGCGGTAGTCGTGGTCGCTCATGGTTGCTCTCCTCATGCTTCTTGACAAGACATCTGTGACGTACTCTCACATGGCGTGACCTGGGAAGTCAAGGTAGGTAACGGCGTTAACCTGAGAAATCCGGGCCAGGCTGAGCTCGCCTCGAGCCCTATCCGGAGGGGGAAGGGCATCGGCGCATGGTGACTAGCTGGCACTCTCACCGCGATAAGTGATGCGCGTGCATTAATCTGGCCCACACACCGTTCCGTATTGCGGCGCGAATACAGAATGTGCAGGTCAGAGCCCTAATTTCGCGCATCGCGAGCGCTTGCTAGCCCGAGTTAGCGCGCATCACGGCGGATTTCGGGGCCGCTCGGTGTCGTCCGACCCCCCACTGTGCCGACCCCGGGCCCCCTCCCCCACCCATGGGGTCGCCTCACGGATGCGCGCTACAACATGGCAACTTACTTGGCATAATAGTTGTCTATGCCCCGTCCGAAGACGACGACCCACCGCGACCGCGAGGTCGCCACCTACCTGAACCGCGCCGAGCTCGCCAAGCTCGACGTCAGCGTCAACCGCGCCGGCCTGACCAGGTCCGCGATTCTGCGCATCGCCCTGCTCGAGTACCTCCAGCGCCGTGCCGCGGCATGAGAACTTCCGGCTTCCACGGAATAGGGGGGAACCCCGAAACTTCCGGCTTTCGCGGAATAGGAGTTGATCTCTATTCCGCAGAAGCCGGAAGTTCGGCCGCTCGGGCCGTCCCGTGACGCACACGAAGAAGCCGGAACTTCCTATTCCGCGAAAGCCGGAATTTCCATGGGAGGACGACACCCTCACAGCCCACCGCCAGGGCTGCCGGCGCTTCATCGAAGGCGTCACGCGCGGGGCGTTCCGCATGATCGCCACCTACCGCAACACCTGGGCCTGCCCCGGCTGCCGACACTGGCGCATCCGGCAGACCACGCGACGGGTCTACGACCAAGCCGCCCGCGACAACCTGTGGCTCGGGCCGATCGACGACAAGGCCCGGGACGCGGCGACACGGCTCGCCCGGCTCCATGGCGTCAACCACGTCTACGTGCGACGCACCGACCTCCCCTACCTGTTCCTCGCGGAGTCCAACCTCCGGCCCCGGGGACGCGAGCTCCAACTTCTCCCGCTCCTCGAGGCGCTCGAACTCTGGGAGCAGGAAACAGTCCGGGGCGCGGTCGAACGGGTCACAGCCTGCAAGGCATGGCGCTGGCGCATCGACCAGCACGACACCGACTGGATCACGGCGCAGATCGGACGGCCCGACCGCCTCGTCGTCGCCCGCTACCTTGCCGGCTTCCCGGACCGTCAGCTCAACGGGGTCCAGGAGGAGATCGCCGTCGCGCGCTTCATCGACGCCTACGAGGAGATCGCCGACCTCGACGACGACGACATCAAAGAGCTCCGCGGGCTGCTCAACGAGGTCCCCGCGGAGCGGCTCCTCGACCACGACATGCCCGCCTGGTCGACCCGCTCCGGCCAGCTGATCCTGAATCGTGCCCGCCGCCTCGCGGAAGGAACCTAGAATGAGAACCATGTGGGAGACCGCGACCCCACTGCTCGACTGCGACGCCGTGGGCTTCTACCGCCGGATGGACGACGACGACGAGCTCAGCCTCCAGGTCTTCTACGTCCAGTGGAACCGGGGTCACACCGGCCGCTACGCGCAGCTCATCACCCCGGGTTCGTGGCGCGACCGCTCCGACGGCGAGCGCTACCACAAGCTGCGGCTCCACTACGACGCCGACATCTCGCGGGACGCGCTGCGCAACCTGTCGACCGCCGACCGGTTCCCCATCGCCTCCGCGCTGCGCTTCTTCGCGGCACACGGCCCGTTCGAGCGGTGCATGTTCTGCAACCGGCCCCTCGAAGAAGACCTCGTACGCGGCCTCGGCCTCGGGGTCCACTGCGCCCGCAAGCGCCTCGGCGTCGGCCGCAGGTTCCTCCAGGTCGTCTGGTCGCGGACCACGCCGCCCCCGAACGGCGGCCAGCCGGTCCGGCCCCCGAAGCGCCAGCAGGCCGAGGCACCACAGCGCCACCTCCAGCTCGTCGCAGTCAACGGCCGCCGGGTGGCCTGACAAGACCCCGCCGACATGAGATCATCCCCCCATGCCTGAGCTCGTCTGGGTCGCCCTCATCGTCCTGGCCGTCGTCGCCTGGGTTGCCTGGGTGCGCGACCACGACCGGCGTATGATCGACGACGTCAAGCAGGGCCGGTAGCGCCCTAGGCTGGGCCCCTGCGAAACCCGGTGTACGGCGTTCGGCTTCCTACGGGTTGCTCTCCTTTCGGGAGTCGAACGCCTGTACCCTCGGCGACGTGCCCTGGGCCACCGACCGATCCGGCCAGCCCCTCGACCAGATCGAAGGCTGGGGCATCGACGGCTACGACGACGTCATCGCCCTGAGGGCCCGGCTGAAGCGCGAGCCTGACACCCCCGAATGGTCGTGGGACTACATCGCCCCGATCGGCCGGCCCAAGCGCGGCGACTACTACTCGGCCCAGCGCGAGGGCCTCACCGCGCTGGCGCGGCGCAAGATCGCTGACTCAGAACGCCGTCGCGCCGAGTTCCTGCGGGTGCTGTCCCAGTCCCGCACGATCCGCCAAGCCTGCGAGACCGTCGGCATCAAGCCGGCGACCTACACGCAGTGGCGCACCCGCTACCCGGACTTCCGCAACAAGGTCGACCGCATCCGCCACGGCCTGCCGGAGACCGAGGACGTCAACGCCGACTTCGTGTCGCGGCGCCGGTACTACTTCGGCTACGAGACCTACGTCCACCACCAGCTGATCGTCGACGCCATGGACGACACCCCCGAGGGCGGGATCACGATAATCCTGCTGGCCCCAGAGGCCGGCAAGACGCAGCTGCTCACCGACGTGATCTGCGACTGCCTCGCTCAGGACCCCAACGAGCGCATCCTCTACGTGTCGGAGGCCGCGGCCGGCCACTCCCCCGCCATGAAGGTGCTCGGGGCCATCAAGGACCGGATGACCGACCCGGACTACGTCGACCCCGACGCCCAGCACCCCACCCACATCCCCGAGTGGGTGAACCGGTTCGGCCCCTTCCGCGACGACACCCTCGACCGCGACAAGCCCTGGAACCAGAACTACATCAAGGTGCACAGCGCGGTCGGTCGACGGGACTGGAGCTTCCAGGCGTGCTCGTGGCGGTCGAAGGTCTACGGCGCCCGATGCGACAAGCTCATCATCGACGACGTCCAGTCGATCGGCTCCCTCAACCTCACCGAGCAGATCGTCAACAACCTCCGGCTCACGTTCTTCACCCGACCTGGCAAGAAGGGCAAGACCTTCATCATCGGCACCCGGGTCGGCATCGGCGACGTCTACGAGCGGCTCGTCGAAGTCCTGCCTGACGAGGTCCTGCGCGTCGTCCAGATCCCCGCCCTCGACGAGGACGGCAACTCGTACTGCCCCGAGATGTGGCCCGACGACGCGCTCAACATCAAGCGGATGGTCGTCGGCGAGGTCATCTGGGCGACCGGCTACATGATGGCCCCGCTGTCCGCCGGCGCGAACACCTTCACCGAGGAGATGCTCAACGAGGTCCGCGACCCCAGCCGGGTGTACGGGAAGCGCCTCGACGTCGCCGTCTCCCTCACGCTGGCCAGCCTCGACCCGGCCCTTGGCGGCGGCAACGCGCTCATCTGCGCCCAGACCACCCAGGCCCGCTTCAACGTCCTCGCCGCGAAAGTCAGCTACGGCCTGGCCCGCAACGAGGACATCCTCGAGCACATCCGGATGCTTGCCTACCTGCGGTTCAGCGAGCTCGTCGTGGAGCGCAACAGCCAGCAGCGCGGCCTCGCCCGGGACCAGCGCCTCCGCGACATGGCCAAGCTGCTCGGGTTCAAGATCGTCGAGCACGAGACCGGCCAGAACAAGTGGGACTTCATCTTCGGGGTCGGCGCCATGGCCTCGAGCTTCATCCTGCGGGAGATCACCTTTCCCGACGGCGACGACGAGTCCCGCCGACTGATGGAGCCGTTGCGTGCCGAGCTGCTGGCGTGGCGGCCGAACGTCGACCCCAAGCTCCTCCGCCAGGATCTCGTCATGGCCCTGTGGTTCGGCTGGTTGAAGTGGATGGAGCGCCGCAAGCGGGTCGGCCAGACGACCCGCTGGAAGGTCGGCGGCACCCCCTGGAAGCCCGGCGACATGACCGGGGCCTGGGCCCGCAACGGACGACGCAGCCCGCTGGCTGTACGCTGACCGCACTCTTGTCAAGAGACCTGGGAGGTCGCCGTGAAGGTGAACCGTCGCAACTCGCCGACCCGTCGCAAGACGGCTCGGCCACGCCGCACCACCACCACCGCCCGGCGCTCGACGCGGGCGACCACCCGGACCGCGCGGCCGAGAGGTAGCTACTGATGGCGATTGACCCGAACTCGCAGCACCAGCCGAACAAGGTCCGGCCCGCCCGCGAGCACGCCCCGGCCGGTCTCGTCAACGCGTCCCAGGCCGCGTCCGGTGGCCAGGTGGAGCAGCCGGGCGACGTGAAGCCCACCCCGTCGATGCGGCCCACCCACTCCAGCGGCGGTACGTGGCGCGGCCCGTCGGGCGCGAGCGCGGGTGATCCGCCGGCCGACTGATGGGGCGCTACCGGAAGAAGCCGGTCGTGGTCGAGGCGATCCAGTGGCCGGCTGTCGCCGACGGGGTCCCGCCCGAGGTCGAGGAGTTCCTCGAGCAGCACGCGCCGCCTTCGCACGCCAAGTCGACCGCGCTCTACAAGATCGACGCAGTCGGCGAGCTGTGGATCTACGTGGTGAAGTCGGAGACGTTCTGCCACGTCGAACATGGCGGCTGGATCATCGCTGAGCCCGACGGCCGGGGCGTCTACCCCTGCACGGCGGTCGACTTCGTCACGACCTACGAGCCGGCCGACTGATGCTCGGCCTCGTCCTCGCGTCCATCGGCGTGCTGGCCGCCGTCTACGAGTGGGTGGCGGTCCGCACCAGCCGGCTTCCGACCATCACCCGCATGGTGAGGGCCACCCCGGTGCCCGTCCGGGCCCTGGTCTTCACCGCGCTGCCCGCCTACCTGTGGGTCGACCACGTGTGGCTCACGCACTGGGGGGTCCCCTGATGCCTGCCGTCGAGCGCTTCGCCGGGTTCGAGGACCGCTGGCACGACGCCGTCTCCGTGGTCCAGCACCGCCGGCTCATGGACACACCCGGCAAGCGGCAGATGATGGAGGCCGCCGAGCGGTACAACAACGCGATCGTCTTCCCGCTCGAGGACGTCGACGGCGAGCCCGACTTCCCGGCGATCGCGGCGTCGATCATCGCCGACTCGATCGACGGCTTCGCGACGAAGGCGAACGACACGACGCCGGTCATCACCGCGCCGGCGGTCGACCCGAAAGTCGACCTGCACCGCAACCGGGCCGACTCCCGCCGTCACGCGTGGGGGGCCACCTACCACTACTCGAAGCTGCCGCTGGTGATGGGCCGGTCGTACCGCCAGCTGTTCGGCTACGCGACGTTCTGCATGTTCGCCGAACCCGTCCACCGCGACCAGTACGGCCGGGAGGTGAACCGGCCCCGGATCGCGACCCGGGACCCGATGCTCGCCTACCCCGAGCCGATGGGCAACGACGAGATCCGGGCTCCGGCCGACATCGGCTTCATCTACGGCCGGTCGCCGCAGTGGATCAGGAAGACCTACCCGGAGGCCGCGGCGTTCATCGACGACTACACCTCGGCCGACAACGACCTGTGGGATGTCCTCGACTGGACCGACGGCCAGTGGTGCATGGTCGGCGTCATCGGCCGGCGCAGCTCGCAGTCCGGTGGCCGGCGCTGGGACTCCTCGGGCATGTACTCGACGATCGGCGACGCCCCGATGGATGAGACGCTGCTCGTGCGGGCCTACCCGAACCGGGCTGGCATGGTCCCGGCGGTCTGTCCCCAGCAGGTCACCTTGGACCGGCTGGTCTCGGCCATCTCGCGCATCGTGCCGACCACCGACCTGATGAACAAGCTCGCGGCCCTGAACTTCATCTCGGCCGAGAAGGGCGTGTTCCCGCACATCGTCGTCGTCGGCGAGAACGGCCAGACCCCCGAGGTCGAGGGCGGCACGTTCAAGGACGGCCGGTCGGGCGAGGCGAACCTGCTCTCGAACACGAAGGCCGTGACGACGCTCACCCAGCAGCCGTCGCCGGCCGCGCAGACCCTCCTGTCGGACCTCGAGCGCTCGGCCCGGCTGTCGACCGGCAACCCGTCGGTCTTCCAGGGCGAGTTCCAGGGCTCGGTCCGCTCGGGCCAGACGATCAGCCAGCTGGCCGGCTACTCCGTCGACCCCCGGCTCACCGAGGCGCACCACACGATGGGCTACGCGCTCGGCGTCATGAACGAGGCCACAGCCGCGATCTTCGAGGGCTACTGGCCACGCCGGAAGTACACCGTCTTCTCCGGCTGGGCGGGCGCGAACCGCCACGTCAGCTTCGTCCCCGAGAAGATCTGGGCCGAGACCAAGGAGTCGGTGGTCTCCTACCCGATGCCGGGGATGGACGCCCAGAACGCCACCATCGCCATCGCGAGCCTCAACCAGGCCCGGATGCTGTCGCGCCGCACCGGCATGAAGAAGCATCCGCTCGTCGACGACGAGGTCGGCGAGGAGCGGTACATGATCGAGGAGTCCCTCGACGACGCGATCGTGATGGTCGCTGTGGAGCTCGTGCGCTCCGGGCAGCTCGCCTGGACCGACCTGGCCATCGTCCGGGAGAAGGTCCGCTCCGGCCTGACGATCGAGGTCGCGATCGCCGAGGCGCAGGAGGAGGCCCAGGAGCGCCAGGCCACCGAGGCCCCCGCGCCCGAGCAGGGCATGGTCGCGCCGCCCGAGGCGATGCCCGGCCTGAACGCCCCTGGCGCCGGAGGTGAGATGGCCATGCCCCAGGCGGGCGCGCCCCCCGGGACCCCCGTCGAGCAGTTCGACCAGGTCGCCGCGGCGCTGATGTCCCAGCCGGGGGCGATGGCCCAGCCGGGGGCGACCAGTGCCGCGTAACCGCAAGCCGGGCCCACGGCAGAACCGCACCGACCTGCCGCCTGTCGCTGCACCCGGTGGGCCCACCCAGCCACAGCGGAACTTCACGGGCGCCGCCTACGGCGAGCGGGCCCGCAACGCCGCTCTCCAAGGCGCCGTGGCGCTGCCCGACCGTTCCCCCGAGGCGATGATGTCCAGCGGCGGTGGTGCCCCGGCGCCCATGGAGGCGCAGGCCCAGGACCCGATGGCCGCGTTCGTCGCCGCCGCCCAGGCCGCGCAGTCCCCCGGCCAGGGCCTCCTCACCGCCGACTCGGCCCGGCCTGCCGAACCGGTCACCGCCGGCCTCGACGTCGGAACCGGGCCCGGCTCGGGCTCGCTACCGCCGCTGGCCACCACCGGCCAGGACCCGTCCATCGCTCTGTGGGCGCGGTGGCTGCCCGCGCTCGGCCTCCTCGCGTCGTCGCCCGGGTCGTCGCCCCAGGTCCGCCAGTACTACCGACGGCTTCGCTCCCAGCTCCCCGCCGACTACTACGCCACCACGGAGACGTAGGTGGGCTGGGGTCCGCTCGACCGCCTGCACGACGTGGTGACAGGTGTTGGAGGTGCCGTCCAGGCCCCGCTCGGTCTCGTCTGGGACCTGACCCGGGCGCCGTTCGTCGACGACGACGTCGACGGCATCCTCGGCACAATCAACGCGACGACGATGTCCCGGACCGGCCAGCTATTCGGCAACCTGCTCGGCCCCCAGGAGGGCCTCGGCGCCGTCATCGGCGGCATCCCCGGCCGGGAGCACCTCCGCGGCCCCGTTCACGGCATCCAGACGGGCCTCGAGACCGCCTACCGGGAAGGCGTCGCCGAGCCCATCTCGACGTTCGCGACGGCGACGTCGCTCGCGTCGTCGCCCAGCTACCAGGAGGGTCGAGGTTCGCTCGAGACCCTGTTCGACCCCGACACCTGGCGGGTCGCCGACCACATCGCCGAGCATCGCTCCCCTGGCCAGGCGATCACCCTGGCGTTCATGGCGAAGGACATCCTCGACGAGGAGGAGGTCGAGCGCTTCATGGGCACGGACCTCTACCAGTCCGCGTCCGGGACCCTCGACGCGCTCGGCCGACTGTTCCTGTCCCCTGACGTCGTGGCGCTCAAGGCCGGCGGTGCGTACCGGGCCGCGAGCCTCGGCGCGGCACGTGGCGGCCTCCTCGGCAGCATCGCCGAACGGACCGCCCCTCAGATCGGTGAGCGCGCCGAGCGCCTCGGCCAGCTCGTCGAGAGCGGCTCCGGCGGCCGACTTCGCCTCGCCGAACGGATCACCGCCATCAACAACGCGATCGACCGCACCTACGAGCGGCTCCCCAGCGGCATCCAGGCGATCGTCGGGTCCGAGCGGGACTTCACCGGGGCCGACATCTCCCGACTGGAGCGGCTCGAGACCACCCGCCGGCAGCTCCGCACCGAAGCCCTCGCCGATCGGGCCCGGCGCTCCAGCGACCCCACCGAGATCGGCGTCCTCCAGAACGTCGTCGAGAGCCGGCGTGCCAGCGAGGCCCGCATCGCCGCCGGGGAAGTGGCCGCGCCGTCAGCGTTCCGGGGCCGGCTCGCCGAAGCGCTCCGGGCCGACATCGACTCGTACTTCGCGGCGCCGCCCCGCAAAGGCGTCGTCGGCCAGGTGCTCAGCACGCCCGGCTGGCGGCGCGTCGACGACTTCATCGAAACGCTCCCCACCGACGTCGACACCCGGGCCGGCCTGATCCGCGACCGCCTGTTCCCCACCCACCACCGCGGCGACATCCTGGGCCGCTACCTCGCCGAGGCGCAGGGCCCCGCCGAGCGGGAAGCCGTGATGCGGGTAGCGCTCGGCGACATGCGGGGCCTCGAAGCCCTCGGCCGCTCCAACTACGCGCTCGGCCAGCGGATGACGGACCTGATGCTCGACCAGGCAACCATCCGGGCCGAGCCCGCGGTCATGGCCCTCACGCCGCTCGGCGGCCGGTTCACCTCCCAGATGATGCGCCTCGTCGACCCCGACCGCGTCGACCCCCTCTATGCCGACTGGCGGAACTACAGCGAGCGGCTGTCCCGCATCGGCGAGGAGATCGATGGCGTCGTCACCGAGCAGGTCCGCAACGAGCGGCTGGCCCAGGCGTACGGCTCGCTGCCGGCCGGACCGACCTTCGCCCGCGGTGAGCAGATCCGCAACGTCATCAAGTCGTCGTCCTTCTACCAGACGTCACGCGTGGGCAAGGCCGTCCGGCTCGTCAGCGACATGCGGCCTCACCACATCGTCAACGCCGAGGACTCGGCCGCCGACGCGCACCTCACCCGGATGATGCGCGAAGCCGGCTACGACGACATCGCGATGGCGCAGGCCCGGGGGCAGTTCATGGCCCTCGACCCCGTCCAGCGCGGCGCTGCCTTCGAGCGGTGGGTTGATCGGTCCGAGCGCCGCATCCTCGCCGACCACGGCCTCGACGACGACGAGATCGCCGAGATCCTTGCCCACGCCCACCTCGGCCGCAACCAGGCCCAGTCCCTCATCCGGGGCGCCAAGTACGACGCCGAAGGCCGGGCCCGGGTCCGATTCCACGACGGCGACGAGATGCTCGACATCGAGCTCCCGCTCAGCGTCACGCAGCTCCAGAACACCGTGGCGGTCCCGAACTTCCACCTGCTGCGCAAGCACGCCGCCCGCTACGCCCGGCTCAAGTACGGCGACGACTGGCGCTCGGCGATCACTCGGGGCGCCTCCCCGGCCTGGACCGCCAAGGAGTACGGGCTCGACGCCCTGCGCGGGGTCATGGAGGTCTGGCGGCCGGCGGTCCTGCTCCGTCCGGCGTGGACCCTGCGGGTCGTCGGCGACGAGCAGCTGCGCATGATGGCCAAGTTCGGCGCCCTGTCCGTCATGCTCGGCCACCGCGACGCCCTCCACAACTACATGGCGGCGCTCAAGGAGAACCCGATCATCCGCCGGGTGCTGCGCGTCGACTCCAACGAGCGGCTCGGCCAGCGGCTCTCCACCGTAGGGGCAGCCGCGGCCGGGGGCCTCGTCGCCGGGCCGTTCGGAGCGATGGCCGGCGGCGCGCTCGGCAACAAGCTGGTGCGGGCCATGGCCGACGTCGAGGAGGCCGGCTGGACGAACGTGCGCTTCGGCGGCCACAGCCTCTCGGGCCCCTTCGGCGACGCCGGCTCCTCGGCCGAGTTCTATCGGGCCCACGTCTCGGCACGTGGCGCCGTCGACGAGCTGTTCGGGCGGCACGAGAACCGGTTCCTCGGCGCGCTCAAGCGGGACCCCAGCCGCTACCGCACCTACGTGTGGGGCGAGTCCGACCAGGCCAATGCTGTCTACCGGTCCGAGTGGGCCCGCAACCTCCGCTACCAGATCGGCCAGGACAGGATGGGCCGCCAGTTCCTCGCCGGCAAGTCCACCGACGAGGTGCTCGACTGGCTCGACAACACGATGGAAGGCAGGCGCTACGCGGCGATGGTGCCGTGGCGCTCCGACCACCGGGCATGGGTGGAGGCGTACGCCAACCAGGTCGAGGCGTACACCGGCGGCATCGACGGGGTCAAGCAGGCGTTCCTCGATCTGTCCGAGAAGGCCGACGACGCCCAGGTGCAGAAGCTCCTCGACCAGATCCCCGAGGCGCGGCGCTCCCCCGTCCACGGCGCCGAGACCGAGCAGCTCCAGGCCCGCTCCCCTATCAACCAGCTCATCAACGGCTTCGTCGACAACGCCTTTGAGATCCTCGGCACGATGGCCACCGACAGCCTGTCCCGCAACCCGACGTTCGCCCGGTTCTACAACGCCGAGGTCCGCCGGCTGTTCTCCACGCTCGCCCCCGGCCAGGTGTCCGGCAAGCTCATCAACAACCTCGAGAACCAGGCCCGTGCCTTCGCGCTGCGCGAGACCCGCTACCTGCTCTACGACCTCGCCGAGCAGTCCGAGTTCGCTTCCATGACCCGCCTGCTCATGCCCTTCTACAACGCGTGGCAGGAGGTCCTCACCCGCTGGACCGGCCTGGCGATCGAGAACCCGCTGTTCATCGCTCGAGCCAAGGAGGTCTGGCAGGCGCCCGACCGGCTCGGCTGGACCTACACCGACGACCGGGGCAACAACTTCCTGCGCATCCGCATCCCCGGCTTCGCGAAGGCCCTCGTCAACCAGGGCGTGTTCCACTCGGCGCTCGACAGCCAGGGCTACATCTTCCTGGACAAGAAGGGCTTCAACCTCGTCGCGCAGGGCACCCCCGGCTTCGGCCCGATTGTGCAGCTCGGTGTCTCCGAGGCCGTGAAGGCCAACCCGTCGCTCGAGGACTCGGTCCGCTTCATCATCCCGTTCGGCCCGGTCTCCGGCCCCGTCGACGCCTTCACCCCGCCGTCGGTGAAGCGAGCCCTGGCCGCCAGCGGCAACGACGAGGGTGGGGCACGCGCCAACGCCCAGGCCCGCATCCTGGTGACGAAGCTCACCCAGATGCAGACCGGCGATCTGCCGATGGTTGACTTCTCGGACCCGGCGGCCCGAGCCGAGTTCCTCGAGTCGGTCGACAAGGAGACCGACGCGTTCATGGCGCTGCGGATGTTCACCGGCTACGTCTCGCCGGTCGCCCCGCTCTACGAGTCGCCCTACAAGCCCTACATCGACATCTACCGGGCGCTGCGCGACGGCGACTACGAACTGGCCCGGCGGATCGGCGGCGAGTTCGACGTCCCCGGGGTCCAGGGCCTCCCTGCCGAGCCGGCCGCAGGTGATCGCGCCAACACCGCCGACGACGTGTTCCTCAACACCTTCGGCGAGGAGTACTTCGCTCTCACCCAGGCGTTCACCGAGTCGGTCAACGGGGTGCCGCCCACCGTGGAGGGCCTCGAGGCCAGCGAACGCTACGGGGACCTCATCACCGCCTACCCCGAGTGGGGCGGGGTCATCGCCGGCTACGACGGCGGCGGCACCGCGGCCCAGTTCTCCCGGGCCGTCTACGACCGCCAGATGGCCCGGGGCGAACGGCGCCGGCTCGAACCCGACGAGATCCTCGACGGCCCCCAGATCCGGCTCGGCTGGGCCCAGTACTCGCGACTCTCCGACCTGCTGGAGACCGTGCGGGTCGCCCGGGGCCTGCCGAACATGCAGGTCAAGGCGGCCGAAGACCTGCGCCTCATCAAGGACGCGATCGTCACCTCGCTCGCCGCGAAGTATCCGGCCTGGTATCAGGAGTACGCCGTCACCGATGCCTCGAAGTGGCAGACCCGCATCGAAGGCGCCCGCGCCCTCACCACCGAGGACAGCCTGTCGGGCCGCCCCGACATCGCCGGCCTCGCCGAGTACCTCCGGATCCGCGACGCGATCTCGGCCGTGTTGACCGTCCGGGAGTCGCACAGCCTCGACTCGACCGCGAACCAGGACATCGCGCTGATGTGGCAGTCCGCGGTCGGGGCCCTCGTCGAGCGCAACCCCGAGTTCGCCGATCTTTACTATAGAAAGTTGGAGCATGACCCTGTTGCCGCTTGATCGCAGGGTTCAACGAAAGTTGCGCTCTCTGGGGAAGAAGCGATGCCGCACGTGTAAACGCGTGAAGTTGCTTACGGATTTCCATAGGGCGAGACGACAGGGTGGTGGTCACCAATCCTCTTGCAAGACGTGTCAGAACACATTGACCAAGCAGTGGCAACGCTCGGGGAAGTACGGACTTGAACCCGGCGAGTATGAGGTCATACTCGAACGTCAGAATGGGGTTTGCGGAATCTGCCAAGGGCTTCCAGTGGGGAACCACACGCGCCTTGCCGTCGACCATGACCATCTAACGGGACGCATCCGAGGGCTTCTCTGCACAAACTGCAATACGGCACTTGGCAAGTTCCGAGATGACCCCGAACTTCTTCGTCGGGCGATTGCTTGGCTTGCACATAAGTCGACCGCGCTCCAGGAGTCGTACTAATGCCACCGAACCCGCCCCAGATCCCGCCCGAGCTCGTCGAGCAGCTCAACGAACTCGGTATCGACCCGAACGTCCTCATCGAAGGCGGTGGTGGCGGCGGCTCGGGCTTCGACGTCTTCATGGGCGAGATCGGCGTCGACCAGCGCGTCGCCACCCAGTACCGGCCGCCGCCTCCGCCCCCCGGTGTCGGTGGTCGCCCTGGAGCGTCGCCGCCCGGTCTCGGCGGCCAGATCGGTGCCCCGCAGCCCGGCGGGATGCAGTACTCGACGGTCGGCCAGCTGCTCCAGCGCTTCTACCGGATGTCGTCATCGCACATGCGGCGCATCCAGGCGCTCCTCTACGCGGGTGGCTTCTACGGTGACATGGACGTCACCGATGTCCGCTGGGGCGAAGCCGACGAGGACTCCTTCGCGGCGTGGGCGCAGCTCATCCAGCGCACCGCCCGGTTCAACGCTGCCGGCGAGGACATCACCTACACCCAGGTGCTCGACCGGGCCGCCGAATCCGCCGGCCTCGACCCCGAGACCTTCAACGACGTGTTCCGCTCCGGCGACGACGCCGCGCTCGAGGACTACCTCGACTCGGAGACCGGCCAGGGTGACCTCATCCAGATCATGCTGTCGGACCCCAACGCGCTGCGGGCCACCGCAGACAGGGCGGCCACCGCGGCCCTCGGCCGGCGTGCCAACCCCGCCGAGCAGCAGATGATCATTTCGGTCATTCACGACATCCAGCGCCGGGGCCAGACCGCGATCCAGCGGGGCCAGGCGACAGCGACGCTCGGGGGCGACTACTCCGGCGCCGTCGACGTGCCCTCAGAGCTCGGTCTCGGCAACGACTTCCCCACCGCGGGCGACAGCGTCGTCGAGTACGCCGCCCCCGACGAGGCCGCGACCGCCGAGGCGCTGCTCCGCCAGGAGAACCCCGGCGAGGCCGGCGCCCACGACGTCGCGATCCAGTACGCCAACCTGCTCCAGATGCTCGGCGCTCCCGTCGACGTGCCCCGGTTGACGGTGTGACATGGCCGGCGCCGACGTTCTCGCTGCCGCCGCCTACCAGGCGGGGCTGCGCGGCCAGGCGCTCATCATGGCCGTCGCCATCGGGCTCGGCGAATCCGGCGGTAACCCCCGGGCCCACAACCCGAACCCGCCCGACGATAGCTACGGCCTGTGGCAGATCAACATGCTCGGCAGCATGGGCCCGGCGCGCCGCCGGCAGTTCGGGATCAGCTCGAACTCGCAGCTGTACGACCCGGTCATCAACGCCCGGGCCATGTTCGCCATCTCGTCGGGCGGCTCCAACTGGCGGCCGTGGACCGTCTACACGTCGGGCCGCTACTGGGCGCACCTCGGTGAGGCGACGAACGCGGCGAACACGGTCACCCGGCGTGGCGGTGGCATCGGCGCGCTGCTGATCCCCCTCGGCGCCTACGCGTCCGGTGGCGGCGGTGGCGGCGGGGGCGGTGGCGGCTACGGGGGTGCCGGCCAGGACCTTGGCTACATCAGCCAGGGCACCGACGCGGACCGCGCCAAATCGCTCTACGGCTACCTCGGCTGGTTCGTGGACCACCCCGAGGTCGGCCCCATCATCCTCCGGGCCGCCCGCGAAGGCTGGGATCAGGCCCGGTTGCAGGGCGCGCTGGCCGGGACCCACTGGTGGCAGGCCACCTCCGAGTCGGCCCGGCAATGGGACGCGCTGCGTGGCATGGACCCGGCGACCGCGGAACGCCGCGTCGACGAAACCGCCCTGTCGATCGCGATGCAGGCCGGCAAGTTCGGCGTCGTCATCGTCCAGCCCCGGCTCGCCCAGCTCGCCGTCAAGGCGCTGCGCTTCGGGTGGAACCCCGCCGAGATCCAGCTCGCGATTGCCGCCGAGATGCGCTACAA